GTTAGGATGTATTCAGACATCAAAAAATTGAAAGTATTGGTTAAATCTCAAGAAGAAATAATCACAGGGGTTGACCATAATATTCATCGTCGTATAGATGGTGAAATTGACAGAACAAATAAATTATACGAAGAAACTAATCGATACTTCGATGGAAGAATTGATAGTGTAAACAAAGACATTGAAGAGGTATATCGACAAATGGATTCAAGATTAGATAAATTAACAAATAAAATGTATCCTGTAAAAAACGGGATACTTCAAGATTAAAAAATAAAGATTGAACTGATAACAAAAAAACCCATCATTACGATGGGTTTTATATTTATATATGAGACCAAGTTAAACCTCTTTTAATTTTATCTATTGTTTGTGGTGCAACATTATATTGTTCACCTATTTTACGGTTTGATAAAACACCTTCAGAAATTAGTTGTTTAATTATGATAACATCATTATTAGTTAATTTACTTGATTTAACTAACTCACCATTTATTTTAGATTTAACCCCCCTAACCCAACCATCATTTAGATAAGAATCGAGTTCTATTGATTTAATCTTTTTATTAACATTATTTTTAGTTATCCAATAAGTTCCGTATTGTGAGTTTTTTTCACCTTTTTGAGTTATAGAATTTTTTTCACCGACAAGTTTTTTACTACTTTCTTTATGTTTTCTACCTGTCCAATCACATCCCCCAATTTCGGTAATTGGTTTTCTTCTACCATCTAAAATTTCATCAAATAAATTTTGTCGTTTAGTCTCAGAAAATTTTTTCTTAAATTCCGGGTCATTTTTCAACTTTTCACTAAAAGCTTTATTACCTGCTTTAGAACATTTTAATCTATGGTCTTCATTTATAAAACCACCTTGACCACCTTCTTTAATATTCATACATAGTTTATCAGTTAATAGTACTTTATTAACTATTTCAGATTCTCTAATAATTAATTCTTCTCTTGTTGGTAAAAATTCCAAAATTTCTTTAATATGATTTTCTTTACCATATTTTCTAATAGAATATCTCAATCGTTTTCCACTACCCATATAACCATCATTTAGATTAATAGTACTGTGCATTCCGATATAATATTTTTTTGTGAGATTACAAGTTGTCTTGTATATGTAATGTATGTGAGGTTTTTTTCTTGACATTTTGTTCTTTTACTATAAATATCACTATCTATAGTAAAAGTACAAAAAAGTCTAAAGTGGAAGTGTTGGGACTCGAACCCAAGTGTTATTTGTATTACCTATTAAGGACTACACGTTTAGGATATTGTTTAAGCTAACAATCCAAAATTTCACAATTCCCTTATTTTTTGAGTGGTTCGGTTTACTGAGAACTAATCCTCCACTTGTACCTTTTCGGATAGGTACCACACCTTTGTAGGGACTTCTGTTGCTAGGTTATATGTCCACCGACCCCAATGTGAGTTTGCTTACGCTACGTTCACAAGCTCGTCTTGACGTACAAGACCTACTAGAGCCATTTTGTTTAAAACGTTTCCGTCTAAATTGTTGTACCCATAGATTTAAGTGATAGAGAACATCTCACTACGTGCCCCGAATAACTATTACGAATAGTCAATTCCGTGTCACTCCCATATTTTGATACCACAAAGATAATACAAAAAATGGAAAAACCAAATTTTATTTATATTTATTATTAAAATAAATATCAATGCCTAATACAAACGACACTCACGGGGAATCTAAAATCATATTTGAAAACGATGATTGGTTAATTGTAGAACCTATGGACTACGATTCTTATTTATATTATGTCCCGGACAATACAAAATTAATGTGGAAAGATGTTAGAAATGGACAACTATTTTGTATTGTTGATAAGGAGAATAATGCTGGTCTTGGAGGTGGTTTTAGAACTTACATAATCTTCAAAGACGAAGATAATAAAATATCGTATTATAATTGGAATGGTGTTGGACGACCAAGAATTGACTTTCTTGAATATTTTCCTGAAGATATAAAACCACAAATTACAGAAATTATTGGTCACGGAACACTTTATTCATTATTAATTAAAATTCAAAATGGTGAAGAAGTTAGTGGTCGTGAATTGGAAAACGCTGATGAGTCAATTTATGATTTCAGATACACACCAAAAGCACCATTTAAAAGTAAAATTACACTTAGGTTTGATGATGATGAATATGTAGGTCTATTTGACCCTAGTGACGATGATTTATATTATTTTAGAGTTATTACATCAAGGTATGATTCTTTTGAATTTCAGGATGAATATCAAGCCCAAGAAGATTTCCAACAGGGATATATGGAGTATTATTTTAATAGTGAAAATCGTGTAAAATTAAAAGAAATACTTTCAATTATTTTACCGGATGCTGTTGAGTTAGATACTGATGAAAAAAGAGAAGCTGCGGGTAAAAAACTATATGATATGTTTGAACGCGAAATTGATAATATTATTAGTGATTATGTTACCGAAGAAAATGCTTGTAAATCAAGAACGTTTGAAAAAGAAATAACAAATGATTTGTGTAATCAATTCTACAATTATGGTATTTTTACCGAAAATTGTCTTAATCGTTATTTTACAAGTGTTGGTATGTTAGTTGCGTTATATGACACAATGGGTGATACCACATTAACCATAAAAGAATTATTATTTAAAATTGGGTCTGATATGAAGTTGGCTGGTTGGAGTGATTATATCTATGAGTATGATTGTGGTGATTTTGATAATGAATCCGTCGATAGATATGTTACGATTTATTTAGATAAAATAATGGAAAAACTCGAAGATGAGTCCCAATATGCTGATATCCACGAATATTCTGAATTATATAAACGACTTGCGTTAAAATATAAAGTGGGTACCAGATATTCTACCAAGAATAACCGAGATTTTTTCTATAGAGGGATTAACCCGGAGAACAATAGAATACTTATTCAAGTGTTTAAACCTAAAAACGGAGGATTGGAAGATAGAAGTTATACCGAAGAAGAATTTAATAACTTTTTAGTTTCTCCGGAATTATTTGAGGGATTTATAAGAATTAATTAAAATAATATTTGTAATTTACATTATTTTTCCTATCTTTGCTAAATGGAAAGAGATTATCAATTATTAAAAGATGTTTTGTCGGTTCCGACTAAAACATATCAAGAAGACCGTATGGTAGAATTTCTAATCAATTGGTTAGAAGAAAATGGGATTCCCTTTAATGTGGATGAACATAACAACATTTATGCAATAAAACAAACAGATGAGTTTGTGGATTACTTCCCCTGTGTAATTGCACATACGGACACTGTTCACAATATTGACACGATTAACATCGTTGAAGAGATGTTACAGAATAGTCAGTATGAACTTAAACCGGCATTAAAGGCGTATAATGATTTTGATGAACCAACAGGGATTGGTGGTGATGACAAATGTGGTGTTTATGCGTGTTTGGAACTATTAAAAGAATTACCAAATCTAAAAGCCGCGTTCTTTGTGTCGGAAGAAACCGGATGTCACGGGTCCAAAAAGGCTGACCCAAATTTCTTTATGAACGTTGGGTATGGGATTCAGTTTGATGCTCCGGGGAATAGAATGGTTACAGAAGTTTGTATGGGAACTAGATTATTTGAAAGAGATAGTGAGTTCTTTGAAACTTGTAATGGTGTGTTAAACGAAAGTTTTAATGGAAAACAAGAATACTTCTCCAATCCTTATACGGATGTTTATGCGTTAAAGAACAAGTTTGACTTTGCCTGTATCAATTTTGCGATAGGTTATTACGATTATCACACAAGAAATGAGTATGTGGTTGTTGAGGATGTTTATAATGGAATAGAGACGGGTAAAAAGATGATTAAGAATCTTGGTAATAAGAAATATAATTATAAACTACCTGATAATCATCGTAGAGTATTTTAAGAGTCGTAATGACTCTTTTTTTATTTATAGGATATTTATAAATAAAATATTTTATGAAACAATTATATTTCTTAAACGAAGAAGAAAAAAATAGAATTTTAAATCTTCACGAAAGTGCGACAAAACGTCATTATTTGGGTGAACAGGCAACCAATCAAACAAATTTACCAACGATAACCGATAATGATAAAACATATGATTATCAAAAAAATGGTGATACATATTTTTTTAAAGTTAAACCAAATGCTACGGATAAACGAGCTCAGAAATATAAAGATGGTAGTTGGCATCAAGGTATTGGAAATGCGAATGACGCTATAAAAGCACTTTTTGATAAAAAACCTAACGGGACTCAACCCCCAGTTAAAAATAATGTTAAACCGGTAACAACTACTGACCCATCAAAGGCTGCGGTGGAAACTGCTAAAGTAGCTCAAACAACCCCAACAACATCCACAACAACCACCACACCGGTAACAACTACACTGGCGACTAATACTACTCAACAACCCTCAGGGACTAATCCACCTAGTGTAAATACACAACAAACAGGAACTGATGCAGAAACAAAAACGGGGAGTGGTGTTATTTCGGTAAACGCCGATGATATTATTGCTAGAGAGGAAATAGGAACACAGGCTGCGAAACCAGCATAAAAAAAGAGGACTATTTGTCCTCTTTTTTCTTTCTACTCTTTTTCACCTCTTCCGGTTTAAC